TGATGCTGGCTTATGAGCATACTGATGGCAATATCAACAGTATGCATAAGTTAAATGAATATGTACGGAACAGTACAGGCATCTTAAGCAAAGCATTCTTCGATGCAAATACAGAGATTCCTAGCTCTTGGATGCAAGGTGTCTGGTCAAACATCTATAACTCAGTACTGTCTTCTTTGATAACACCTGAAAAGGCTGGTATAAGTAATGCAGTAGGATTGATTGAACGTCCAATTGCAACGTTCTTAGGAGCAGCAATTAACGAAGGTATTACTGATAGTAGGACTATAAGACGAGGTATTTATCAATACCGTGCATTTGCGGATACTTTTAGTAGTGCTTTCAAGCACATGACTCAAGTGTACAAACGTGCTGCTAAGGATCCCAGTGCCGTCGGCTCCATAGTCAGAGATGACATTGCAAGAAAGAATGAACGGACTATGGAAATCCTGAATGCAACTGCTGACGCTTTTGCCGAAAAAGGTGAGTTAGGTCCAGCAGCAATGGTCGGTCAGATTGAAGAGATGAATGCTCTTGCTGATCACCCTTGGCTGAGATTCGGCCCTAATGCCATGTCTGCTTTTGACGGTTTTACACGTTCTGTAATTGGAAGTGTAGAAGCTAGAGGTAGGGCATTTGACATGGTGAATGCATCTAACGGAGTCTTGAATGCTGGGTTAATGGACGAAATTGCTGACAAGACATACAAAGCAATGTTCGATAAGAACGGCATGATTACAGACAAAGCTGTTGACTATGCAAGTCGTGAGATTGCGCTGAACTTGGATAACAATGCATCTAAAGCTTTAAGCGAATTGCTGCGTGATGCACCGGTATTCAAACCTTTCATGATGTTCCCACGAACCTCAATGAACATGGCATTATTTGCAGGTTCACACAACCCACTTGGACTATTGCCAGCATCAAAATTCCAGCAAGGTGTACATCAATTCAGCAGGAAGTTTGAAAACATGCCTATTGAAGAAGTTGAAGCACTACTGACTTCTAGAGGTTTAAAATTTGATAGTACTAATATCGAAAGCATCTACAGCAACATTGCTGCTGAAATGAAAGGTAGAAAAGCCATTGGAACACTTGCTGTATTTACAGCAGGAGGAATGTTCATGGCAGGTAACATTACAGGTGATGGTCATTTTGACAAAGAAACACAAGCTGCACGTAGAGATTACAATTGGAAACAAAGGTCAGTAACAGCTTTTGGTAAACGGGTTTCCTATGCAGACCTAGGTCCAGTCAGCGACTGGCTCGCTTTAACTGTAAACGTAATGGACAACATTGTTGATGGCACATTAACAACTGGAGAAGGCACAGGGCTGTTAAACAAGATGGGTTTTATTCTGTCTTCTAGTGTAACAAGCAAGTCATTAATGGCTGGTCTAGAGCCAATGAATGATGTCCTCTCTGGTAATACAGCAGCTATAGCAAGATGGGGCGCATCGTTTGGAAGTGGTCTTGTACCACTAAGTGGTCTTAGAAATGATATTTCAAGACTGATGACTCCTCAGTTAAAGGAGGTTGAACAGGAAATAGGTTCTCTGATTGCTAATCGTAATCCAATAATGAAAGATTCTCTGTACGACAAGCATGATTACATTAATGGTGGCCTTGTCGGGGTGCCTAGTCCTTGGACAAGAGTCTGGAATAAAATGACACCTTGGCCAGTAAACGACGTAATTACCGATGAACAGCAATTTCTGATTGATATTGAATTTGATAGACGACCTGCGTTGTCAACTAACGGACGCGGCGTACCTTTGACAGCAGAGCAGAAATCGGCTGTAGCAGAAGAGATGGGTAAACAAAAGTATTTCCTTTCTCAGATTAAAGAAATCATGGCCACATCAGATGGCAAACGCTTTAGGGAAGAATTTAGAAAAGCACGTAGTGTCAATCAAGAAATTGACATCAGAGATTTTGACAATGTACATTATGAATTAAACCAAGCTTTAAGCGATGCTGTTGATTCTGCAATTAGCGAGATTGATGAAAATCTACAAGAGCAGATCAGAGAAGAACAGTATCGGCAAGGAGAGATTGAAGATGCCACCAGAAAAGGAGATTTAGAAGCCCTTGAAAAACTCACCAAATACAACTACGAATAACTATGACAATTGAAAATCCAGCTTTAACACAAGTCTATTCTAGAGTTAATGGTGGCGGTACAACATTTACAACTGGTGCTACACCTTTTGAAGATGATGATGTATTTGTCTATATTTTTAATGAATCGACTGGTAATTATGAAGTAAAAACAGTTACTACTGATTACACACTGTCCGGCAGTACAGTTACATTTAACAGTCCAACGCCAAGCGGCACTGGAAATATTTTAATCTTACGAAGGTCAGATTTTAATGCGCTACAAATCCCAAACTTTACACCTGGAAGTTCAATCCGAGGCCAAGACCTGGATAGCAACTTTGAACAGCTACTAAGAGTATGTCAAGAACATAGAGATTTAAAGGTAGATAAATTCTTTCCAGAAATATATGCTGACCTTGACTTAAACGGTAACCGAATTGAAAATGTTGGGGATGCTGTCGGTGATGGAGATGCACCAAACCGGAAACAACTTGGTGATGTAATTGCGTTAGATATTACAAGCAATGAAACCCAAGGTATCGTCCTAGAAAAAACACAGAGTGGTTCTAATTCTGGTGATGAGATGGTCATCACTGCTCACGACAGTTCTGCTACACAAAAAGGGACAGTAATTATTGTTCCTGAGGCTTCTGGCGCGATCAATGTTGATTACAACAGTGGAACAGCAACCATTGGTGTAGATAAATCAACAGCTGTTCAGCAAGGTGTGGTGAAGATCACTACTCCAGTGGTAACTGATGGTAACCCAATCACCTTGACACGACCTGCTGACGGTGAAATCGAGCTGACCATTGAGAATGGCAGCATCGATGTACAGAAGATTAAAGGCTTAGATAAAGCTGATACATCTGAGTACTACCTAGATTGGACTGGTGACGATGATCAAGTAGCAACAGTTGGTGCACTTGAAGCACGTCATGATCTAGTTGTCGATGCAAATCCTAATCCACCTACAACCTTACAAACAGGTAAGCAGTGGCTTAGTATTGCACCAGGCAATCAGGTACACAAAATTTATGATGGTAGTGGATGGCGTACTGTTGCTGTAGGACAACCTTACATACCTGGAACTAATACCATTGTTAGGTATGTAGATGCTACAAACGGCAGTGATCAAGCAGACGTAACTGGTTATTTACCTCAGGCTCCCCTAAGAAGTATTAAAAGGGCTGTTGATCTTGTAAATACTACTTTAGATCAATATGGTAATCCACCTGATGGATCACTAATTCTAGTTCAACCTGGAGTTTATCAGGAAATACTTCCTATTCAAATCCAACGGAAGAACATTTCTATTGTTGGTACAGCACTTCGTAGTGTGTTTGTGCAGCCAACTCAGGCTACTGAAACAAATACCATGTTTGAGTGCAACACAGGTACGTTGCTAGCAAACATGACCTTTGTTGGGCTGAAGGCTAGCGGTACACGCGGTAACAGCACTTATGATAGTGACTCAACCTACGGTCTACCTGAAAACCAAGGTTGGTGTGCAGCATTCTTTAACAACGCGATTATCAAGAAAAGCCCATACATTCAAAACTGTACAAGCTTTAATGATTCTAGTATTGATAACTCACAAGAATATGACCAGACTAATCTTCAACCTGGAGGTCTTGGTGGTGACTTAACGTCTTCAATGTCAGGTGGCGGTATTCTTTGTGATGGTGCTACTGTTTCTTCAAATAGTCCAGTTCGTAGTTTTGTTGTTGATAGCTTTACCCAAATCAACCTAGACGGACCGGGTATTCTTTGTACCAACAATGGTTATGCACAGCTAGTTTCCTTCTTTGGTACGTTCTGTCATTACCACGCTAAGTCACTTAATGGTGGTCAACTAAACCTAAGTAACTGTACTACTGACTTTGGACGTTATGGTTTAGTAGCTGATGGCAAATCACCAACAAATATCTTTACCGGTACAGCTAATGGTACATTTGCTGCAGGTCAAATTACATTTACCATTAGCGGGACGACAGCTGATGCAAGTTGGCACGGTGATAATACTAACCCAAGACCTTTGGACAACATGCTTGTTCAAATTGGAGGCAATGCTGATGGTACTGGTGGTACAATTTATGCAATCTTAAGTAGTGACATAAATGGAAGCGGATATGACGTTACTATTACCAATCCAAACCCAAATGATCTAGCAGATAACTTAGGACTTGCTGCTCAACTAACTAGTGGAACTACTGTTAGATTCTTCTTACGTTCGACTATTAGTACTGGTGGGCATACCTTTGAATTTTGTGGTTCTGGAACTGACTACACAGCACACCCAGATAATGGTGGTGTTGCCGTCCGAGTAAACCAAACAAAAAATCTAAATAACGGTAAAGTATGGCAATCAAGTACTGATGAAAATGGTCAGTTCAGTGTAGGCGAAACGTTTATTGTTGATCAAAAGACAGGACAAATAATTATCCCTTCTAGTGCGCTTAATGTTGTAAATAGAACAAGCCCTACTGGTGCTGCAATCATGCCGTCAGGCACTACTGCAGAACGTGATACTTCACCTGTCAATGGTTATCTACGTTATAACCAGACTTTAGATGAGTTTGAAGGGTATATTAATGGTGCTTGGGGTGCTGTCGGTGGTGTCAATCAAATTGTCGCAGGTTCCAACGTAACTATTTCACCAACTGATGGTACTGGAGTTGTAACTATTAATGCAAGTGGTGGTGGTAGTGCTACTGGAAGTGTTACTAATGTTGCTACTGGTACTGGATTGACTGGCGGTCCTATTACTACTACAGGAACAGTTTCTCTAGCAAATACTTCTGTAACTGCAGATACCTATACTAATGCAAATATAACTGTTGATGCACAAGGAAGGATTACAGCCGCTTCTAGTGGTTCTGTTAATGCTATTAACAACGTTGTTGAGGATATAACTCCACAACTAGGGGGATCTTTAGATGTAAACGGTCAAGACATTGTATCTACAAGCAATGGTGATATTGATCTTGATCCGAATGGAAGTGGCAGTTATATTTAAAGGTAATGCAACAAAAGGATCAGGACAACTTAAACTTAACTGTGAAAATAATAGTCACGGCATTACTATCAAAGGTCCACCACATTCCGCCGCAGCTAATTATACATTAACTTTACCAGACACTGCTGGCAGCAATAATCAGTCCTTAGTATCAAATGGATCTGGAGGTCTAAGTTGGAATAGTAGTCCTGCAATTGTAACTAATACTTGGAATTTAGGAATAGGAGCAACATTAGACCAATATGGATTTGGTGCTGGTGCTAATGAAACTCCAGCGAGACTTTACAATACGTATATTGGTGGAGCTGTTGGTTCTAGTACAGGAAGTGGCAATACTGTAGTTGGTGGAGTAAGTGGTTACGCAATGGTGGGCACTGCAGCTGGAGGAAATACATACATTGGAGGAACATGCGGATACTTAGCAGAGGGAAGCGATAACACTATAGTTGGATGTAATGCTTTTTCTAGAAATCAAACTACTGGTCAGACTTATACTGGCTACTATAATTGTGCTCTAGGAGGTAGTACTCTTTCTTACAATACAACTGGCTATGAAAATATTGCTCTAGGAACTAGTGTTCTTAAGTACAATACATCTGGATATAGGAATGTAGCTGTCGGCCATACGGCCATGCAAAATAATACTACAGGCAACCACAACACGAGTATAGGCGATGATGCAAGGCTTAATACATCAACAGCAAGCTATAATACAGATGTAGGTATGGATGCTGGACGTGGTAATAACGGCAGCTATAACCTTAACTTAGGCCAGCAAGCTGGGTACAATTTAAGCGGTAATAATTGCATAAGCGCTGGGATTCAAACTAACTACAACGCTAGTGGAAATTATAACAATGGTATTGGTTATCGTGCTAGCCACCAACCGAGTGGAAGCTACAACGATTCATTTGGTTACAGTGCTGGATACCAAGGCAACGGCAGCTATAACCTTAACTTAGGCTATCAAGCCGGGTACAACCATAGTTACAACAGTGGTAATAGTAACGGCAATGAAAATATTAATATCGGCTATCAAGCTGGGTACACCCAATATGGCGGACGTCAGGTAGCCATTGGATATAAAGCAGGCTACAGTCAATATGGATATAGAAATATTAGCATTGGCGAAGAGTCTGGTTATTACCTATACAATACAGCTGAATATAACGTAAATATTGGCTATAGAGCGGGTAAGTTTGCTACCAACAGCTGGAGATCTGGAAGTAATAATGTTTGTATTGGTAAAGAAGCTGATACTTCACATTACACTGTTAGCAATGAAATTACTTTAGGCAATGCTAGTATTTCTTCTCTCCGCTGTAACACTCAAACAATTAGCAGCCTATCTGATGGTCGTGACAAAACAGAAGTAGAAAACCTACCGCTTGGTCTAGATTTTATCGATACCTTACGTCCCGTTAAATTTAAATGGGAGACAAGAGATGGTAACGGTAAAGATGGATCTTATTCCGCTGGATTTATTGCACAAGATTTACAATCAGTGCAGGAAGATTCAAACGCTGAGTATCTTGACATGGTGATGGATTCAAACCCTGACCGCCTAGAAGCAAGATATGGACAGTTGATTCCTGTTCTTGTACAAGCAATCAAAGATCTAAAAACTGAAATCGAAACACTAAAATCTAATGTCTGAAACACTTACCCTGTCAGCAGAACAACTTGAAGAGATTTATACTTCAAGTAACAAAGTTGTTCAAATGATTGATAGAACTGCTGCTTCAATTGAAGCTTTTGAAGCTAAATTAATTGAAGTTGGTAACACATCTTTTGAAGATGCAACATTGGCTGAAAAAGGCTATGACGCAGCTGCTGAAAAAGCTTTACGCATTTCTGATCTAAATGACAGAAAGGCGCTGGATGTGAGCACCTTGCCACCTTGCATTGCACACTTAGAAATGGTTGTTGCCATGGATGAATGGACTACAGAAGACCTTGATCCATTTAACGCAGCAATCGTAAAAGGCAAAACATTTATTGAATAACCATGATTACTCTTATCCGTCCAATTCTATTTTCATTCCTACAGTCTGAAAAGGTAAAACTACTCATTATCGATATGCTTACCAAATTGGTGCAATCAACTGATAATGACATTGATGATAAAGCTGTGGAATTTATCCGTAACGGTTTATTCCCGGCTAAGAAATGAACTTTGGGGAGCCACCTCTTCTCCCCTCTATAAGACTCCCTGAGGCATTCCAATTACCACTTCCTGTACTAGAAGTACCAAGAGCAGATATACCCTATTACAAGCCCTTGGTAGTACCTCCTAGCGATCTTAGGCCACCACCGGGTATTGAACCTGATGCAGAAGATAAGCCACCGGAGGCGGAACCTAAGCCACAAATACCAGAAATAGATCCAAAACAATTTCAACCTCCGGAAGTACAAACATTAGGAATACCTGGCACTGATATTGAAGTACCTGTACCTAGTACTGCAATTGTAGTTACTGCTGCTTCCACTGCGGTTGTATCAGTAGCTGCAACTTTAGCTGCTACTTCAATATTTAAGCATTTAGTTAGTTTATTTAAACCTATAATTAAACAAGCATGGAGCAAATTACAGAAAAAGAAGGGAAGCCCAAAAACTTCTTAGAAAAAGTAAAAGAAAATACAGAAGATGAACTGCAGATTCTAGGTACTTTTGTACGTTTAGGTGTTGTCGTATGGAGTGGTTTTATTATCACTTTAAACTACGTAGAACTACCTATGTTTAAAAAAAGTGTTGGTGGGGATATAACATTTCCCGCTTCAATATTTACAGGTGCATTAGCTACCTTTGGTTTATCTACTTCTAACAATAAGTCCAACGGCAAATCCTCTGATCCTAAAAAGAAAGAAGAATGAAACGCTTACTTTTACTTTTAATATTGGCTAGTCCAGCATCAGCACAAGTAACCCCTAATTTTACTCAGGGGTCAATGCAATCCACTACAACAACTACTATTGATATTAACCGCACAATTGCAACCAATATTCATGGTGGTGCTTATTCATCATGGTCAGGAACAAACATAACTCCAAGCGCAGACGTGGCTGGAAATTCAACAACATTTTCAGTAACAACTGCTGGACAACCATTTCAACTAGAAGTGGTAACAAGGGCTGCAGGCAAGATTCAAGACAGCCTAGTAACAGAAACAATCAAGCAGGTTACAAATACTACCTCCTTATCGGTCTTCTCGCAGTAGTCGTAGACTACGTCTCCGTAACACCTGCCTACGCAAATGAAGAACCTAGGGTTCAAAATACTTCTAACCCAGTTGCCGCTGCAACGGGTAATGTGACTAATCAGGCGGTACAGTTCCAAAACAATGGAGCACCGTCAAGACAATACTTTGCAGGTAATAACAGTTGTAACGGTACAACGATGCAGCTATCACCATTTTATATGGGTAACGATACAACTCCTATGGAACCTAATGGTTACGTAAAAAGTAATAACTGGGGAGCACAGGTTAGTTTTTCAGTACCACTTGATGGAGGAATGATAGAAACCTGTAAAGCTATTGCTCGTAAACACGAAGCGAAGATGCGTCTAGATTACGAGCTGGTACGTGCTCTAAAATGTACCGAGATTATGAAATCTGGATTTACTTTTCGTCCAGGTAGTCGCGTAGAAGTACTTTGCCACGACATCGTACCTATTGTCTCACTTAAATAATGGAAGCAGCAGTCACTGCTCTTATCGCTTTGATAGGTGGTGGGGCAGCTTTAAATAACAGATTACACAACAGAATAAATAACGTGCATGACCGCATTAGTGGTCTTGACAGACGTATTGACGCTATTGAATTGAATGTAGCGCAAGACTACGTATCTAAAGCTGACCTGTCAGTAATGGTCCAACGTATGGAGGACCATATGGTACGTATTGAAAACAAATTAGATCAAATTGTATTGAGGAATTAATCATGCATTACACAAATAAATTTCTACAAGACTACGCAAAGCCAGGTCAGCACGGCTCGCCAAGAAATGAGGAAGACAAAAAAAAGAAAGTACGTCAATACAACAACCCAAAACAAGCAAAACTACCAAGCCAACGTAAAGGATACAACGTATAACCATGTCATTCAAATTAGTAGACGTAACACGCGGCAAAGTACTGCAAGAGTTTGAAACTGTTGAGCAAGCTGAAAAAGCTTTGCGTCATCAGTCAGTTGAAGACTATGTAAGGCTTGAAATTCAAGCTGAAGTCGTGGATAAACCAAAACCTAAAGCTAAAAAAGCTAATGTTAAAAAAGAAAGCGACTGAAGATCAGTTTAACGAGCTGCATAACCTAGTCACCAA